TGCTCTCCTGTAATGCCCTTTAATTGATCTGACTCAACACGTAAAGAGTCGCCGTACCCGCCGTAGTAATGGCGTATAAGGCCTCGTTATCGCCTACCATAATGGTCAGTTTATCGCCGTTATCCAAGCGATAACCATTAGCCGTAGTTAGGTTTGTACCACCGATGTATATCGTACCGCTTGCACTATGTAAGTAAACGCTCTGATCTCCAATTAAAGCCGGTACTACTACGCTTGCGGTTGTACCTACTGAGAAAACTGCCGATTTAGGCATCTTGTAATCCTAACTTTGTTATTAGTTCTTTCGCTTTTGTAGCTGATACCTCTACCTCGAAATGCATCTCGTCTTTACGATTAACGTAATCGCCGCCCCACTTGAGGCCGTATTTCTTAGCAAGCGCCCGGATCATCGGTACCTTTTCAGCCGGAAAAGTTCCTACCTTGCCGAGAGCGTGTCGAGTTGCATTTAGATCTATAGCCGTCCCGGATGAGTGATTACTGAGTTTGTCAGTAGTACCTCGTACCATCCGAAAGGCATAACCCCAATCGTCTAAACCGCCGTTATCTATCGGCTCAATTAACTCATGAAACTCCGCAGCAAAGGCGGCCAAGAGAGGCCCAACACTCTCGGCGCACCTTAGCTTTAGAGCCGTACCCTTTACAGGGTAAGACTTTATCCCAATTTCTTTAGGATCTTTAGAGGCGGGGTATCCGTTGTAACTGTTTTGCACTACTTACCTACTTTTAACCCTGCGGGTAATGCTTTTGCATAATTCCACACCTCAATATATGCGCCTAAACCGTCTGAGTCATCGCGCAAAGTTATCGTCCCATTTATAAATAAATCTCTGTTATCTAATAACTCAGGATATGCCTCTGTAATAATCTCAAAAAGTGTTTTAGCCATTTTATGCTGTCCTTACTAGAGCCGCCGAGAATGAGCAATTTAATATATTTACTGGGATTTCTGTTGTTGTGTTGTATGAGTAAAGATACAACTCGATATAATCTGTTGATCCGTTAAAGTAAACCATACAAGCACCACCGTAAGCGGTTGTACCTCCTCCGTTTGCTTTATTGTTTGCGGCAATATATTTATAACTGCTTCCATTTTTATAAATAAAAAGATTAATAGTGTCGGCACTAGCATAATTTACATATCCACTAACTACCACGTTATAATAACCTGCGGTTTGAGGAGTAAAACGATAGTTAGTACTTGAGTCATAAGCCGAAGCGGTATCCCACTCCTCAGCATTTAATTGCGCTTTAACAAAAGTTGAATTAGTAATTGATTGATTTGAGCCGCTACGATATGCCGAAAACGATGGCCCATTATCTCCGCCGCCTGCCGCCGCCCATTTTACCTTATAAGGGCTAACTGTTGTATCTGCCGTTAATACTTGTCCGGTAGTACCAATAGGTAAATTATCGTAAGTGCCGCTACCGGTACCTACGACGATATCGCCGCTCGCCGTAATAGTTGTAGCCATATCATTAGTAATAGTTACCGTGCCGGATGTACCGCCGCCGCTAATACCTACGCCGGCAGTAACTCCCTCGATATCTCCCGTAGCGCCTGAGGCTACCCAAGCTGCACCGTCGTAGTACCAAAGCCCATTAGTATCTTTAGTAAACGCAAACTGGCCCTCTTGAGGCGATGTAATTGCAGCGTTACGAGCTGCGGCACTCGCGAAAACGAGTACTCCTTGCATGAGGTAGCCGTTTACATCGCCGGCAGTTAATACCTCACCGGTAGTAAAGGTCTTAAAACCTTGTCCAGCCGCCATATCCTTACTCCTTAGTATGCTAACACGGAGGTATCGAGCACTCCGTATAGTGATGAGTCTAATATAAAGCCGTCGATAATCGGCTCTAGTGTTGTAAAAGTCGTTTTCCAAGAGTTAGGCGTTACCCGATGTTGCACTCCGAAAATCTGTAAAGTCTGCGAGAGCGTAGATCCCCCAGGTTGATTAGTAGTAACCGATACCGGGTCGAAAAAATCTAGATCAAGAGCTGCGATAATGCCATCGTTATAGTTATCTGTATAAAGGTCTAGCTCTACCGCATCGCATCGAGTGGCAGTATCTTTACGGCTTGCCACGTAGGCCCGGGCATAGTTGAGGGCATCGGCATCCGTGTTCATTACTAGATTTTGCTGATTATATGAGTGAGCAAAGTACTCCTCGATAGAGGCATCGTCTTGTGCAAGCTGAGCCGTACCGCCTATTTTAGTTATAGAGGCTTGGTTATATACCTGCGTATCGTCCAAGCGCCATACGGCGTTATAGTAAGTAATCTCGCTACCGTCGTCATTAAATACGACCGGTGGCAAGGCTTGAGACTCTATGCAAAACTGGCGATCGTGCAGCTCTACGGATCCTCTAGCGTTAATATATAAAGCGCCGTACTCGGAGATAGTCGCCGTTTGTAATGCAGCTAAAGCCGTCCGAGCCGTACCCGGATCATCTTGGAAAATCGTGTCTCCGTATTGGATTTCGCGCATAGATGGAGGCCAAGCTATCTCGTCGAGGATAGCGTTTACGCGCTCGCCCGGTAAGTCACCCGCAGCAGCTAGAGTAACGGTCGATATCTGACTATTTTGGAAAAGTCTAAAGGCATCGACGGCCGTGATAGTCGTATAAACGACATCGGTAGCCATTTTTGGCGTAGTAGTTGTATAGCCTGTAATAAAGCCGCTAAAGAGTGGATATTCGACACCGGCATAACTGGCAGTTATCTGCACCTTACGGAGTGGAGTGAGTAAACCGTAATAAGGTCCGGCCGCGTTCTGAGGGTTAAAATCGCCGTTTTGGTCCACGATACGCAAGGTAAGGGTACCGGTTTGGAATACGTCGGCCTGAGCGTTACGGCCTCGAGTAGTTGTAATGCCATCGACTACGTTAGATACATCCACGATAAGAGCTTCGGCATCGGCTAAAATATTAGTTCCCAATATGCCGGTATCTAAAATCATAGCCTGCGCAAAAGATGGACCCGTAGAAAAGTTAATAAGAGCGTTAATCGTAGGGACGGTCATAGCACGCCCGCAGTAGTTAAGGGATCTCCGCCTCGGTTAAGGCGTTGGATAGTGTCTTGTATAAGACCAGCAAACTCATCCTGCGCAGCTATAGCGCCTGCATTTATATTAATATTGTAGGTTTGTCCGTAGCCGGAGCCGTAGTTCATATAAGGGCTATAACCGCCTAAATCTGTTTTTTGTAAATCGGATAAAGAGCTATAAAACTCTGTAGCCGAAATATAGGCCGGTAGTTGCGCAGTAGCTTTAGCAGTATCCTCGACGGTTTTTAGACGTAAAAGAGGGTCAATTACTGGCCCTGTTACAAACGCGGTTTTTCCTATTTTAGTAATACCAGACTCAAGAAAACCGGATCCTGCACCACCCAGCATATCGCAGCCTCCAGCAGTTTTTAATAATGCTATATATTTTAATAAAGCGGCGTAACGAGCATCATCGGCGGCTTTTTGAGCCTTAGCTATAATATCTATAGTGTCTAGTTCTGCGCTTTCGCGGATTTTGTTAAATACTAAACCTGCGTTAGTTGTATTACTAAGCGCTGCCAGTTTAGCAATTTCGGTTAATTGGATCTGTACTCGCTCGTTATAACTATTCTTATCAGCTAAACCACCAGCTGCAATTAAAGCGGCGTTGTACTTACCGAAAGCGATATCCCTTAAACGTTCCTTTTCGTTTTCGGCCATCTTGCTCTCGTTGATAACCTTTAGCTCGGCCAAGAGTTGATTATTAAGTGATGAGAGCGCGGCATCGCTAATAGTAGTGATGCCTGCTAGTTTGGCTAGGTCTGCGTTTTTTTGTAATGCCGCCAATTCGTTAATTTTTTTAAGAGCTAAATCGCCGTTTTCATCCTCAATAGCCATAAGAGCCTCAAGGCGTAGGCGTGTCTCTTTGTCGTATGTCGCCTGTAGAGCTGCGGCGATAGAGATACGAGTGCTATCAAATACGGCGGCAGCCTTAGATAACGAAAGTTTATTTTTCTCTGCTATCTGTTGTTTTTTGGTAAGTGCTAATAGTTCTTTAGCTCTGCGAGTTGCATCGGCCTCAGCTTTAGCCCGAGCCTTGGATGCTGCAAAGGTACCGGCCGGAGATGCAGAGCGCGCTCCAGTACCCGGAGTTTTAGTTACAGGTTTGGTAAGAAAACCGGAGGGATCTCCAGCAAAAATTAAATCTGCATACTTATCGGTTTTCTCGATAAACCACGCTAAGCCGCCGGCCGCGACGTTGATAGGAGCATTAATAGCTTTGATAAGTTTGGCGACGTTTGTAATAAGGGTCGATGTATTATCGGCCGCCGTTTTCATACTATCGGCTAGATCTTCTACTGTAGTATCGCCGCTTAAAATCATTAAAGCATCGACTAAACCTTTACCGATAATCTCCTGAGCATTACCCGCAGCTACTCCTAAAAACTCCATTCGTCCGGCGTAGGTTTTTAGTCTTTCGGCATTTTGTCCGGAGTATTGATCCGTTAATTTACTTTGTAGCTTTGTAAAGCCGGCTACGGTTAGCTCGGTTTTTGTGAGGCCCGTATTATATTTAGATAGGCCCTTGGTCTGCCCTAGATAGGCCATACTTAAATCTTTAGCGACCTCAGCCGCATCGACTCCACTACCGGCGGAGATGTCTAAAGCAAGGGTTAAGAGTTCTTGAGATCTAGCTACTGAGCCGGTAGTTTGTAAAAGGGTTTGGAAAGCCGGACGTAACACGTCATCCGCTACTCCTGCGGCAGCTTCGAGATCTGATATAAAAGTTTTAATCCGTGCATCCTCAAAGCCGAGGCCAAGGTTCTTTACGGATTGAGTTAAACGAGCTGCGGCCTTTTCATCCTCGGCAAAGGCCTTAACGGATGCTTTACCAAAGGCTACGACGGCGGTAGCGCTAAAGGCCAAGCCGAAAGATTTAGCAAGGTTTTTTACGGTTTTCTCAAAGCCGGTAATCTGTTTTTGGCCTTTAGTAAGTGCCTTGCCGTCGAAAGTCGTAACGGCATTAACAAATAAATCGGGTAGCTTCATTATGCCGCCTTGTCGTATCTGCCTTGGTTAAAGGCTGCAATAGTGTTTTCTATAGCTCGTACTACTGCCGCTTGAGCTTTACCCTGATCTTCGGCCCAAGCTCTGAAAATCATACGGCCGCGAGATTTACCATCGCCATATAAAGGACCCATGCGGCTAATAAAATGAGCACCTGCGCCCGGATTATTCGAGCGGCTCTTTGGATCTCCGCCCGGGTTTTTACGTCCGGCGGTCTCATAGATAGATCCGCTAGCGGTTGCGTTTGCGATGATGTATTGAGAGCTCCAACCGTTTTTATTACGCTTGCTAGGAGCCTGAGAGTAATAGATCCCTTTACGTGCGGCTTCTACTTGGTAAAGCGGAAAGCGGCGTAAACGTCCCTCAGAGTTAAAAGTTCTAAAGGCTGAGTTACGCGCCGTAATTTTCTTAGTAGCTGCGCCCTCGTCCCAGTTGTAAAGGTTGCCCGGTACCGGAGATGGAGCGTAGTCCCGTGCCTTGTCTCGGATAGGGATCATTACGCCTTTTATCTCTTTGTTCATCTCTTTTAATAGTTCGGGATCTATTTTACGCAGAGCGCGGATAGTCTCTTTAACGCCGTCTAGGTTTACGGACATTATTAGCCTCCTCCGATTGCTCGTTTAATACTTTTATTAACATCTTTACCATCTCGATATCAAGATCTAGGACCGCTTGAGGCGGGATCCCTAATCGTATAGATAGCACCGCTACCAAATACGTTAGAGAGTCCCGCCCTAGCTTAAAGGTTCGTCGTCTAGGACCTCGACTTTAGACAAGGTCTCTAAAAACTCTGCTCCGAACATAGGCACCGTTTGGCCGGCTACCTTGAGACACTCCCAAGCTAACCAGTAAACATCGCTTTGCTTCTCGTCGTCCCTAAAGGCTTTGTGAAAACCTTTTTTTGCGTATAACTCAAAGGCGTACTCGATCCGTGGAGTTATCTGATGCTCAGATACCTCACCGGTAGCCCTTGTTATCTTGAGTCTTGCCATTGTTTGCCCCTTGTCTTTTCAGTTATTAGCTTGTAGTAATCACGATTGGTGAGTTGCAGGTAAACGTAATGCTCTGAGTACCAATATCTCCTACTGCGCCATTAATATCGGTAGTGTTATTTACCAAAATAGTGGTCGAGTAAAGAGGATTAGTAGCTGAGGTTGCAGCGCTTGTTTGCTTAAGCGTAATAGGTACTGTTGTACCCCATGCGCCTTGGAGCGTAGCGTTTACGTTTGCAGCCGCAGTATCGGACAAGAAATCTAGCGCTATCGTGCTAGTTTCTAGGCCTTTTGTATATTTTCTAGATGAGTCGCCCATGGCCGTGACCTCGAGCTCCTCAAATACGCGGTTAATCGTTGCGCTTGTAACATGGTCAGAGAGTGCAACCGAGTTAAGGGTTACGACTACTCCATTAGATAGAAATACGGCCATCGCCTATTCCTCGCTTTTCTCTGTAGTAGGTGTTGTTGCTTTGGTGTCTTTTTTTGGTGCTTCGGTGATCTGCCCTATCTTGATAAGAAAGGCGATATCTTCATCGGTTAGACTCATTTTTAACTCCAGCTCGTAAGTATTGAGATAGTGATATCTGTAGTAAGTAAATCTCCGCTTTGTACGGAAAGTACGCTCGGCGCGCTCACGTTGCCGATATTCATAACGATGGATGAGGCCGCTAACTTTTCATAAACGGCACAAACCATAGACTCGATACCTTGTAAGTTACCTTGGTTATCGTATAACGGTACGTTACAGATAATACGAAAGGTAGCTAGAGGCGAGATACTCGAGTAACTGTTATTGCTTGGAGTTATGTATGGATCTGCCGGCGATACGATTACGGAGTTTGCCGTAATGGTTGGAGGCGGATACGCGTACGTATTCCAAACGTTAGTATTAGCAAGAGCGGCAGCTAGTGAGGCTCTTAGCGTGGTAATCGGCGCGGTCATGATTTAGCCGATCATCGTTAAAGGGTTCATGTAACCGGCGATAAGGCCCCTAATTTTTCCGATCATGCTATTACCCATGCGGTAAGGGCTAGGGCTAAAGCCGTCGATAGATACGCCGCCAGTTTGGCTTACTTGTCGGGCCTGCCATATATCTACGGCTAAAATCATCGATGCCTCACGGATAGCCGGAGTAGTCGCGTAAGTGTTTGTCTTAAGGTCTGCGCCTAATACTTGGCCATAAGGCAAGATACGGAAAAAATTAACGTTTGCTGCGGTCTTAGAAAATTGGATAAAGCTATAGCCGTTAGGCCAATTCCATACGCTCGTATTCCAAGCTAGAGACGGGATAATATTCGTAGTCCCGGCACTCCATGGAATAGTCCCCGTAATTGTGTAGGTGCCGTTAAAGGTTGAGCCGCACCCACTCAAGGTTACGCTCTGACCCGTGCTAAATATTGCCGGGTTGGCGATCATTACGGTAGCTATATTATTTTGCAGAGTTGCCCCTACTACCGGAGCAGAGTCAAACCATAAAAACTGGTTTACGAGATCTTGAGCAGTTTGGCAAACCTCCTCAACGATGGCAGAGCTATACAGGTTTTCGATACCGAGGTTAGCCCGTAGTTCGGCTTCGGTTACGTATGTAGCTGCCATTTTTATCTCCTCACTTGTAAAAGGCCGGTAGGGCTCAAAGGGCTAAGAGCCCTACCGACTATTAGGGTTTATCTCAGGTTAAGTTATAGCGTACGAGGCCGTTAGGCATCTTTACGATAGTCGCCATAAAGCCATAGATGGCTACCTGTACTTGCAGGTTAGATACAACGTTTACAGACATATACGCCTGAGGTGAGCGGTAAACCGTCATGGCCTCAGGTGCAACGATAAAGGCTGAGTCGTCGATAGTAGTAGCTACCATCTGGTGATCTACGTATAGATCAAGGCCTAGAACGTTACCTCGGATGCTTGTAGGTGTTGAGAGACCGCCGGAGTTCATAGGAGCCGCAGCGTTATAAATTGGTCGGCCTGTTGAGTCAGTTGCACCCATTAGGAGAGACCATTGTGATGGACCTGCTACGTAGTTACGTGCAAAGTAGCTAGTATTTTTGTAAACGTTTGCAGACTCTGTAGATACGTAAGAGATGATACCGGCGCTAGTTGCAGCTACGGCAGTACCTTGCACTCCACCGGCTACAACGTCAGCGATTACGGCTGCATCTGTAGCTAGAGAATATGCGCGTTGTAATTGATTAGTTAGCTCTGCATAAAAATTAGGATCTGAGCGCTCTAGCAATTCTACGGATAGAGTGTTCATACCTGAGTATTTCTTTACTGTACCTGTTAGATACTCTGTAACCATACCTGTATTAGCAACCGCTCCAGCTTCTGCCTCTACTGTTACTACAGGTGCTACGCCTGACTTACCGCCGGCACTTGTAACAAGAGATGGGACCGAAATGGTCATGCCGCTTTGAGGCAAGGCCCCTTGGCTGAGCGCATTAATCATAGGAGTATCAAAATTAGTGTTCGATACAAACTCGCTTAGATACTGAGTAGGGTTAAACGCAGGGTTAGTACTAAAGCTATCATCTGCGGCAGTTACGTATAGCTTTGAGTTTTCATCGCCTAGAGCAGCTTTGATTTTGTGCTCTGTGTATGTCGCCATTGATGTAATAGGTGTACGTAGTCTCTGAGAGTCTAATACGGACGGACGGATAATACGGCGAGATGCCTCAACAGGGGCAGCCTCGGCCGGTGCTTCTGCCGGAGTATCCGGCGTATTTTCAGGGGCTGTCGTCATGACATCCTCGCTTTCGGTTTCGGTTTCGGTCTCTACGATTGTCGTATTGATCGTCGTGGTTTTTGTGCTTGTACTTGTTGCAGCTTCGAGCGCAGCTCGAGCAGCAGCAATATCAGTTACGGAGGCGCTAGAAAAGGCCGCACTCTCGACGAGCGATACCTCTTTGAGGACCGCCGCCGTTACTAACAGGTAATCCCCCATAGGCTTCGAGGCGGTTACATCTACCCCGACGGATAAGCCGCTTACTAGGTTTTCCTGAGCTAATACGAGTGCATCTTGTCCCCGAGAGCTGCTCGATAACTTAAAGGATCCATATACGCCGTCGGTGGACTCGCTAAAAGAGATAGCGCGACCTACCGGCTTATCCTGTTGGTGTTGCGATAGTAATTTTATTTTACCTGCATCAGGAATAGCGATAGCGCCTCGCTCAAACATAACAGGCCCTGCACTTGTAAAACCTATCTCGCCATATGGTGCAACGAGGCCGGATACGATGCGACGTTCTGCATCTGCGGCTTGGATTTCTTGGCTAAACGTTAGTAGCACTTGTATCTCCTAGCGGTGTGAGTTGTTCCATCTGTCGGGCTTGATTAACATCGATTAGATTTAGATTTAGCATCTTTTCAATAATATCTAAACGGTCTTTTGCATCTGCACGTAAAAACGTATCATCTACGGCAAAACGTACTTGATTAGAGGAGTTTGTTATATCGTTCATAGATAAACGATCCTCGATAGCAGAGATATAAGGCTGCAAAGAATAAGCGACAAACTCTTTACGACCATCGATAATATTTTGGTACGTCATTGAGTTATTCATATCCGAGCTAATTAAATACGCCGGGACGTTCATAGCTCTTGCGATTTCCGTACTGAGGTATTGAGAGGACTCGTTATAGGTCATGTCTTTAGGACTAAAACCAATATGCTCTACGCTCAAAGTAGAGGTGAGATATGCCGTCGATCTATTTTGGCGAGCGGCTTTCCATCCAGCTAAAATACCTTGTACTTGCGCCTCTGGTAAATCTGCTCCATTATTTTTTAATACTGTTGTAGCCATTGGAGTACTAGCGCTAATGGCTGCGGCCTTTTGTATATCGTATGCAGCTTTAATAGTTGTCGATGCGCTTTGCAAAACTCCAGGGAGTAGAGATTGGAAAGTTACTAAAGATCCAATACCGCTCATCGGTACTTTGTTACCATCTACAAAATAATCTTGGATTTCTGTACCGTATTGATTAGTTGTATATGTAACGCGATTATTAGCAACCCACTCAAAGCCGGACGGTCTGCCATCATCGGCATATAATGAGGTCGTCCTCCAGTAGGCCACCGAGTAGAAAATGAGGCTATCCACCGTTGCCGAAATTGTAAGGCTGCGAGGTTGGCGTAGATCGGGTTGCTCTAACCAAACAGGAGAGCCTAATTTTTCTCCAGTTGATTTTTTATATAATCCTAAATCGATAGTGCTAATTACTCCCGCAATTAAATTACGGCAGCGACTAACGCTAGCAACCTGTAAAGCAAAATTACGATCGATACCAATACCGTTATATCCGTAAGCGCTATTAGTATTAAAAGATCCGTAACCATAAGTAGTATCCATTACGGCAGGGGCATACTGCGCCTCTACCGTAGCTTTGCTTGGACTCTTGAGCCCTAAAGTTTCGAGTAATCCCATGGGGCCGATTTTCTCAAAATGTCAAGCATAAAACCGTTTTAACGCGGCGTGTCTAGATATAAACCTTAGCCTCGCCCATAGGTTGATTAAGGATATGGACGATCATGCTAAGGCCGATAGCGATATCTACGGGGCCTGCCGATTTACGGCGGATAATACGCCACGATGCATCGCTCTCTTTAGCTGCGCAGTTAGCCATATGACTTATTAGCTCATCTTGGCCCGAGTGGACTAAACGGTTATTAGCCAGAGCTTCATGAAGATCGCCGGAGGCTTGGTAGCCCTTTTGCCCGGATATATCGGTCGTATTTATGCCGTTTACCTCAAGGCGCTTGGCGATACTGGCCGTGGTGTACTTGTCAAAGCACACCGTACGCGGGTAATAATCTTTACACCATTTTGCAATATGGTCGGCCATATATAGCTCGTCTATAGATACGTCGCTATGAAAGATCTCCAGTACTGCAACGCCTATACGGCCATCGGATAAAATCTGCCCCATCGTGAGGGACCCGTCGCGCCTACTCGGTGCCACATCGAAAGCAAAGATAGTAAGCGGTCCCGGTGTCAATTTTAGATCCTTATCGCCGGCATTTTCTACCGACATATGAGGCCAAGGGCTCGCCGTACTGCTGATCCATTGGCAAAGCAACTCCGTTTTGGTGGTCTCTACAGGTTGAGTAGCTACGGCCTCCTCTAAAGCCTCCTCGGTAACGGTGTATCCGAGAGCCGGGTTAGCCATAGCCCACGCATCGCGATCGGTGATAGCTGCAAACTGAGGAGCTGAATATTCGTAATAGCCAAACGTTTTAGGCGGAAAGCTGAGAGCTCTCTCGCGTAAATCATTAAGCACCGTACTAAAGGCATCTCCCGCGTTCGACGTGAGTAGTGTCTGCGCGTTGATTTTTGCGCGCGTGGTCGGCGTAGCTGCACGAAAACCCTCCTCCGAGATTTCGCGTACCTCATCGACGTATAACAAGGAGGCGCTGCGCCCGCGCGATCCGTCGCGAGTAGCTGCTACTACATCGAGGCGGTGTCCGTTTTTTAGCTCTATCGACTCGGTGCCGTTTGCGTACCGGATCTGTTTGACCTGTTTAGCTAGTTCGGAGTTAGCCTCTATCGCATAGGCCACTTGTCTAAAGGTGTCCAAAGCCATGGATCTATTAGAGCTCATAATGAGCACATTAGGGCTATCAAATAAAAACATATGGCCGAGCATGACCATACGCGCGAGGTGGGTCTTACCCTGTTGGCGGCTGCACAATATGAGCGAGGTCTTACGGACGAAAAGATTATTTTCATCTACTACGCACATATCGTTAATTACAAACTCTTGCCACGGTAAAAGGGGCATCCCGATACTTTCGGCAAGCTGCGCGATCTCTTTTCCGCGAGATGCTCCCTCTAAATACGGACTATGTAAACGAGGCTCAGTAGCCCCATAGCGGCGCGTTTTAGTGTCGGTCATATCTTTATCAATTCTGCTCCGGTTGGCCCGTACAGGGACCGGCTAGGACCGTACTGGTGGTTTTCGGGGAGAAATTGCCCGGAAAGGCAGGGGGGGTAGAATTGGACGCTAAAAAAAGGCCCTGTGAGCGTGAGCCCTTAGAGCTATTGCATCGCTTACAACAGGCCACCATATTCTCCAAACTAATCGGGTCGCCTCCGGCTTTGAGGCTGACTACGTGATCTACTGTATTAGCATCTTGGCCACAATAGACACACGTATAACCATCTCTTGAGAGGACTATGAGCCTTTGCTTCTTGTATTTACTGCTCAGCCTTGGATCGTGTCTGCCTTGTACCATCTCAGTAGTGGCCCTTGGCTTTATGGAAAGCGAGCGCCTTGCATGGCGTGAGGTGCCTTGCCTTTATGTACTTGAGGCCTAGGTCTATCTGTTTATATGGATCTAACTCTTTTAGCTTAAGTATCTGAGGTATGCCGTATGCAGAGCTCTTAGGGTTTTTAGCACGTGGATCCCATCTACTCTCTAGGGTCCATAGCAGCTCTACACATCTATATTCTTTTGCATCTAATAGCTTTATATGAGTGTATAGCTTGTAGTTGTTTACATCTCTTGCAGTACTTACCGCTATCGCATTGGGTGTATTGCTAAATACACAGAGCACACCCAATAGCACCAAATATCGCCTGCGAGCTAACCGCGTATGCGGCTCGCCTGCGAGTATGGAGCGTATCGATAAAGTCAAATACATACAATACTTACGCGTACTCTTGAGCGTGTCCCACAGGTTTTTAACACCTGTGTATAACTCCTGTGGATAACTATGATAAGACATTTAATAGCTCCTCGCTTAATTGATAAGGCACCATAGACCTAGTTTTAGCACCCTTTAATCCTTGTGTCCCGGTCCTCGATCCTCTTGGAGCTGCCTCATGGCATGAGTCTCCATTTTTACAGGCTGAGCGAGCTATCCAGTTAGGCACATCGCCCCATAAATCCGTTGGCTTCATACGCGTATCACCATAGGAGCAATAAGTAATCTGCCTATGAGTTAAACCTTTCATAATTTCTTGTTTACGTAGCATCCCTCGAGGGTTTTCCATGAGCCAAGCGGCAGGCTTTAGAGCTTTAATTAAGTTAAGAGTAAACTCCACTAACTCAAGACTTTCGAGAGCTTGAGTAGTTTTAGGTTTTTTATCCTCTGTCCAATGGTGGCCAATCGATGCCACGCTAAAGCTCGTACAAGGCGGCGAGGCCCAAATAAAGTGAGGTTGGCCGTACTTGCTTATTAATATGTCGGCGGTAAGAGTTAAGATATCTCGCTCATCTGCCTCGAAATACTCATCTAACTCTATTTTAATAACTGTATGCCCGGCATCCTTAAAGGCTTGAGTACTTGATCCGGTACCTGAGTAGAAATCGTAAACTATCAATCTTTACCCCATCCCTTACCCTTAAAGCTAATACCCGGTACGCCGTAAACCTGAGCCATGGCCATATTGCAACACATAGGCGCATTATCCTCATGTATAGATCGCTCTACTGTGTAAGTCATATTGCAAGCAATACATCGATACTCGTAGCTAGGCATCTTTAACGTCCTCCATCATGACCACACCCATAACCCCGCATTTAACGCACTCCAGGGTTTTAACGTGAGGCGGTAGGTTATCGGTCACTATGCGCTCTATATGATCCGTTACTTTGTCACATAGCCGGCATTTAGTTTTATACGCCATAATTAGACCTCTTTAGATATTGCATCTCGAATAGACTAGCTCTAGGTATCCAGTAATTGTTTTGGTGTGGATGCTTGTAACGAGGTTGCGTAGCCATACTTATCGGCATCCATCCGAGCAAGATATACACCGGGCTAAAGCCTGTAACTAATATAGCTACGTCGTTAGGCCTAGCTTTCGAGCCCTCTTGGATGATTAAGTGGCCGTTTATATGCTTGGTCCATTTCACCTCGATATTCTCGCCTACGTCGGCCTCCTCATGAACGACATCGACTTTAGGCGTAAAGCCATAATCGCCAAAGTAGTTAGCTACTGCCGTCTCAGCTCCGCAAGCCTCTGCCTTTTGCCATATAAACTCGTGGTAGTTGGCAAAGCGTTGCCCGTATTGATTACTATCTTTTGGATCTGCGTTAAAGTTTATCGCTCGCTCGAGCCCTATTTTATGAGCCGTAATTTCTTGAGTACGATCGAGGATAACTTTCGCTACTTGCGGCATCGTGAGCATAACCATATAACCACGTCATTACCGGCATCTCGGATAGTTAGGCCACCAAAGCGAGTTACCCACTCTTGGCAGTTATCGCATTGATCTACAGGCATAACCGTCTTAGATCCATCATCGTGAATAGTTGTAGCTATACCGTTACTAATCATCGTCATCTCGCCCATACTAAAACTCCCATCGTGATAAATAAAATTAACTCAAAGATCACTAATAGCTTTATGAGCTTGGCCTTTGTCATACTTGAGGCTTCCATTTACCATCGCTTGCAAGCACGTGCCATAGCGGGTTACATTGATTAGCGCGGTTTTTCTCGGTGCATTTATACGCCGCCCACGGTTTTCCCGTAGCTTTCGCAGTTCCCTCGGCCCATATCATCGAGCCATGAGCACATCGCGGAGCAGCAGCTACTAGCTCACCGCCTAAGCTACTGGCTATATCTTGGATAGAGCTTGCCATCGTTGCCATATCCTCGATGGAGGCTTTAGTACTCCATGGGTCAGAGTCTGCCGGTAGTGTCTCTACCTTTTGCATATCCTGAGTGGTAGGCCTTGAGTTAAACTCTAGGCTCGGAGTTAATAGGCCTATGCACCTACCGTAAGCGCTTGTAATTGTGTCCTCTATAAACCATTTTTTCATATTATTCGGATAGGTCGAGACGTTACCAAACGCGTAATCTACGGCGCTCGGTACTGCATCCTCGTACTCCCGGTAGGCCTCAGCTTTAACTAGCACCGTGCCTTTAATTATGTCGATGTCCTCAATGTAGGCAATTAAACGCCCGGACGGAAACTCAGATCTAAAGCGCTTGATACGAGCATTTACGTCCTCGTAGTTATCTAAAAACCCCATTAGATTAGCTCCTGTTCTTTCAGAGCTCTAGCAATAGCACGGCCACGGATGTAACCCTCGCCGTGTCCCTCGCGATAGCCGATAGAGTAACCCATGACCATCAAAATAAAGCAAAAACCGCAGGCACCTAAGCCCACCAATATATCCAAACTGTTCATATATTCGCCCTTTGTTAAGGCCGATGCAGCTACTACCCGAGTAGCCCTCTCGGCGTTTGTCTATTAATTATGAGGCTATGTACTGACATAAAGCAATTAGGCGCGCAGGCGAGCCTCTAACAAAATCTCGTAAATCTTGTCCACTTGGTTCTCAATACGTTCGACACGCCCGGCGAGATTATGGCCGCCGTTATTATCATGCTTTAACTCTGATAGATAAAACTTAACTAGGTGACGGACGAGCCCAGCTCCTAACCCCAAAATGGTAGCGCTCCCCAAAGCGAGACCGATTACGAGCTGAGCTCTTTCCATTACTTAGCCTTTACTCCGTAAGCGCCCTCATTAGGAGCTATTGCTTTTAGTAGTGGTCCGATTAGCCCAGCGATAAACGCGTTAGCCAATACTTTTGGATCTGTAATACCGGATAGGTATAGAGCTCCTACGCAGCTTATAGCCGCGCGGAGATATGACTTACCCGCCTCGATAGCTTGCTTTTTCATATTGCTCTCCTGTAATGCCCTTTAATTGATCTGACTCAACACGTAAAGAGTCGCCGTACCCGCCGTAGTAATGGCGTATAAGGCCTCGTTATCGCCTACCATAATGGTCAGTTTATCGCCGTTATCCATGCGATAACCGTTAGCCG